ATCACCAGTCGATTTCCTTTCCATACTTACCATACCGCCTCCTGGGCATTCCTATTCCTCTATATTTAACTTTCCTGTTCACCCCAAGGTCTCCACCCCTCGCTCTAAGTTCTGCTTGTTGGATTTCTTGGTTGAACTGTGCAAGGTACTCTCTTGCTGCCCCTACATCTGACCATTCTCTTGATGGCATACGTAAGAGTCTGTACAAAGTCCCGTATATAATTCCGTCTCTGTACGAATTAGAAAATGTTGTATCTATATTATTAGAAGTTCTTGTTGGTTTGAGAGCTACGCTAGCTACTATTTCTTTAGAGCCACTCGGTACTGGTATTACCCAAAAAGTACTTGGAGTTTTTTGTAAATACACATAGGGATTACCTGTTTTATCTCTCCAATCAGGGTAGTTTAATTCTAAGCTACGCGGGCTTATAGGATCCATATCTTGTCCGTCATACACCATGTATAGAATTTGATGTACTTCTGTTCCAGTAGGTGCATCAAAGTCGTACTCATAAACACCCGCAATTGTTTTAAAAGGGTCTAGGTCAAATACGTGAGCTTTAGACCTTTCGCATAGCTCTATTGTTGTTGCACGTAAATTGCTTTCGACCAATGAGTCTGGGCACATTGGTACGTAAGGTAATATTTCTTTTACTAAGGAATTAAAACTAGCCACGGCTAGCCTCTCGCATCAGGTACGGGTTGGGCACCATCGTTATTAGGACTTAGTAAAACTTGCGCTTGTTGGCCTGTGCCTACACTTGAAGTAAACAGCTGATAGTGTTGCCCAGCTCTTTGTGCATTACCTGCGTATTCAGCATCTTTCATGTATGCTTTAAACAAAACAAAATCTATAATGGCGTTTGCAAAAATATCATCTACTGAAATTGTAGCTGTTGTATTAGCTAAATCCGTTGGAGCTGCTGAGTACACGATTTCTACGTACGCACTTCCAGCTACTCCTGGGTACACGTAAAATTTTCTTGGGTCATCCTCATCAAAAACGTAGTGTTTAACTATTGTAGTGTGTGCTGCATCTCCACTTACAGTTGGGTCGTGCCAATCTGGTTCTTGTGTGTTAAGTATATCAACATTTACAAGTCTAACAGCTCTTTTGCCGGTAGCATTTGCCGCAGCTGCAGACATGTTTCTAGTAACTTTGATTAACCTAAGACCACCAGATGGTAAGTCTTGTTCTGTACCTGTTGCTAGTTGTACGTTTGCATGAGTTGAAGAAGCTTCAGGTCTTAAATTAATAATTTCTCTTTGTGCATCATTAATATATCTAAGTAGTTCAGCTTCGGGCCACCTAACACTAGTTGTGTCTTGCAAGGTGTCCTGAACTCTACTGATAATATTAGCACCTGTTAGTGTCCCTGCCATACTTTATCCTATTTATTGTGCAGCTTTTATTTCTTCAATTAAATCTGCTTTCTTTTTACGCCTATCAAGTTCAATACCGATAGTACGACCATGTTCTTCTAATTCAACTTTAGTCATGCCGTCAAGGTCCATTAAGGGTGAAGTTGCCTCAATTACTGCATCTAAAGTTTCTAATTCTGTTTGTATTTCTACGGGGGTTTTTTGTACTGGAGCTTGTTCTCCTTTAACTTCTGAGCACCCTTCTTGTAAGCAAAGCAATCCTACGTCATGCCCTACTTCTTTTGCTACGCCTTTTTGTAACCTGACCACTGTGCCCCATGTTGAAGCTACATATTTATCTTCGTCTGATATTACCCACATAATTTTCTCCTAAAATCTAAAAGTTATAGGTGGCCAATAAAGACCACCTATAAAATATAACACAATTAATAAGCTACATCTAATCTTATTACACCAAAGTCTTCAGACTGACCTGTGTGGTCACTGTTAAACTTAGGCTTTTTAAGACCAAATATTTTACCAATTGAAATACCGTTCTGGTTTCCATAGTCAAATGTGTCTTCAACTATTTCTGGAATACCAATATCAGCCATTGCTAATGCTTGCGCACCTGCAAAGATACACGCAGAACCGTTGACATCAGCGTCAGCGCCCCATTTATACCCAGCTGAACCAGCATTACCTGATGCTCCACTTGTAGCTCCGTTTGTGTTAAACACATGTCTGAACTCATGGATCATTACGCCGTCAACCATTAAGCTTGAAGAGCCAGAGAATAGGCTTGAGCCTGGTCCTCTTACGCCAGCGTTTCTTACGTTAGCAAGAAAATCTGAATCAAGTTTAAGGTCAGCCATTACTTGTGGAGTAACAAAAAGATGGAACATCTCGTCGTTACCAGCACTTCTAATACCTCTTAGGTATTGGTCTTTAGCATAGGCTTTTAAATCTACAATAGCGCTGTAACTAAGTTTGTCAGCTGCAGCAACTGCAGTAACATCACCAGCTACGATACCGTTAGTAGCGTCAAATCTTCTATGTCTGTTAGACGTAGGAGCTGTTATATCACTTGAGAATGCTAGGTCACCAAGATTCTGTCCTGAATTCATTACAGGTCTTAATGCTCCATTATTCTTTAGTGTGTAACCAATACCAGCTAATGTTAAGAACGCTAGTTGGTCCATTCTGTCAGCCATTGCATAAGCAAGTGCATCTCTTGAATGTTCTCTAAAGTTCACAACTGATTTTTGATCAGCCAATCTACCAGATAGTCTGTTCGCAAATCTTAGTTGGTCAAGTTGTACAACTATGTCGTAAGCTCTTAGTGCCTCTTCATTACCTTCTAAAGTATTGTCACCAACGATACCGTCACCAGTCATATCAGCTAAAAGTGTTAATACAGCTCTAGCTCCTTTTTCTGATTGAGTAAGCTCAGATATTCTCTGAACCATTGCGTTAGATCCGCTACCTGCGAATTGGTTAATGAAGGACATATTTCTTGCGACACGCCAAAAATCTCTAGACCAGATCGTTAATTGTTCACTGGTTAGAGAAGCAAAGTTAGTGTTTGCCATGATAATTTCTCCTTATCATTAAAGTTTAATAACCAGTCGACTTTTGGAGCGACTATTTATCCGTATACCCACTATCGTAGGGGAAACGCTCTCGTAAGTTACGGGTACGAATCCGGCCATATTTACGCCATGACGGGCGAATAACGTTTTTTTACTGTAACGACTCAGGCCAAATATCGTTTTGACGGACGAACTTAGTTAATTTATATCACAGTTTATCCGAAATCTCCACGCATTCTTCGTAAAGTTTCTTCTGGGAGAGCATCAAACTCGTCTGTAGATAATACATTTAAATCTATTTTTTTCTCTGTTTTGTTTTTGCCTTTCATAGCAGGGGGTTGAGAATCAGCTGCTTCAAGCTTTTTAGTAGTGTTAGCTACTTTCTTTTTTTCTACTACTTTTTGCGATATAGCATTAGTTTTTGGGGTTGGCGTTCCCATAATAAGGTTTGTTGCCTTTTGTAGAGCATCTGCGCCCGCATAACCTTGAATCATATACGCATCTCTTAGTTCCATGACTTCATTTGTCTTGTTTTCGTCGTAAGAAGCATTATTTTCGTCTAAGTTAGGGTAAGCAGCCTGTATTTCTATTGCTTTTGCTTCTAAATCTGATATTTCTTGGCTTTTAGACACGGTTTGGCCCATTTTAGCCTGCATTTCAAACATCATTTGTTGTTTTTCTGCGTTTCTTATTTCATTTCTTAGTTTTACAGCTGAATCAGCTTCCCCATCTAACACTAAATTTTGATATTCTATTTCTTTGGCATCAAAGTCATACTCAGGGACTTCGGTAATATCATCTATTACAGGAGATGTAGCTTCTTCTAGCTTTTTTTGTAGTGCTTTTTGTTTTGCAAGCACTTCATCAAACCTAGATTTTGGAATCATCGGCTCTTTTGTTTCAACAACTCCTTCCGAAACTGTTCCTTCAGTGTGTTGTGTACCTCTCTCATCTTGCTCCAGTACTGTTTCTTCTCCTTCACTTTCTCCAGCTTCGTCTGAAGCCTCAATTGTTTCTGTTTCTCCTTCCTCAACGTCTCCCTCTTCCTCCTCTTCTGTATTAGCAGAGAGTTCTGATTCTTCGATTTCTTCAATTTCGTCCTCCTTGGGAAATTCTACCTCATCGTCTGGGGTATCAAAGTTTAAATCTGCTTCAAAGCTTTTGCTTGCTTCTGTTTCGGATAAAACATCAGCACCTGGTATACCGTCAAACATTATATCTGCTTGTGGTTCAGTAGTTTCGGTTTTTTTATTTTTAGCCATTAGTTAAGACCTCCTGTTGGTTTAATGGATTTCATAGCTTCAGATGCCATTTTAGTTGCGGCAGCTGTATCGCTTTGTTCTTTACGCATATCATTTGTCATTGCTGATAAACGCTCACGTAATTCGAGCTCTTCTCGTTTAGTTTGTATCTTACTCTGTAATTCAGCAACCTTCAACTGTGGATCTTGTTCTGCGGCTTCTGTTTTTGCTACATTTAAGGCGGCTTGTGTCTGTAAGTTGGTTACTTCTGCTTCTAGTTTAGCAATCTCAAGCTGCGTGCTTCTGATTTGAGATTCCATTTGGAACTGTTGTAACTGTATTTGTTGTTCTGTCGGCGGGGCTGTTCCCTCTAGTTGTCTGATCCTATCTGCTATGTCTGCTTTACGCGATAAATGTGAATACTCAACAATCATATCGTTTGGTATTGGAACGCCAACACCCCTAAGTTCGATAGCTTCAGCAAACTGCATTTCGTCAAAGTTATCTCTAGCCGGAGCTGTACCAACTACTACATCATATTCACCCACAGTTAAATCATTTATAACTTCGCCCTCTGGTGTCATTTGGTTAACAGCCATTTGTATTCTAGGTTTGTATGGATCTGACTCGTCCGTAATTTGTATTATTCTTTCTTCTGTATAATAAGCTTGTGTAAGTTGTAATATTTTTTCAGCTAAATACTGTCTTGTTTTAGCTAAGTTGTCTAAGGGTACTTGTAACATTAAAGAGCCCCTATTTTGTTTTTGTTGTATTGCTACTCCAGAAACTTCTGCACTATCCATACCTAACATAGCATCTGATATACCACTTATTTGTTTTATATTGTTAGCTGCTTTTTGCCCTAATCTATCTAAACCAGTTGGTATTTGGTTAGGTGGTATTTTAGCGGGTGGGCTAGAGCCTCTATTAAATTCTAATACTAACCCAGTTTCTGCCCCGTGTTCTTCTAAATCATCGGCCGTCATCCCGGACATATAACCTGACTCTACAATCCAGCCACTGTTAGCTGTTGTGTTTACTATGTGTAATTCTTGGGAAGTAATTTTGTTTAACTGTTCCTGTGGTGATAACAAGTTCCTTACCATCCCGAACGGTTTACCTCTTCGGAAATATGGAAAGTACGGAACTAAAGTAAAGTGGCCATAAGGAGACCAATCATCAAATAGTATTACAGTGTCAGCAGATACTGTCCAACGGACCTTTCGCATTTTTTTCTGGATAATATCTAAACCAAACTGATTAGCAAACTCTTCCCTTTTCTTTTTGCCCCAAGCTGGTGGTACTTGTCTTTGGTCCCCAGTAACTGTATCTACATAAAACATACAATCGTGCAATCTGTAATATTGTCTTTCTATTACTCTAATAGTTCTAACTGCGCGAGCATCTTCTGGGTCTCCGGGGTACTGGTTTCCGTAATTACTATCATCAGTATCTCCATACCTACTTTCTTCGTACTCCATAGAGTCTGCGCCTAACGTAGTTCCTGATTCTGCTAATAGTCTAAGTTTGTCTGCTTTATCTTGCCCATATACTTCTTCTATTTCGTCTAAGCTCATCCACTTAGTTTCAAA